GTTTAAACTATTACGTTCTTCTTCTTGTTTTTTTCTTTCTTTAAGACCTCTGGTCACATATTCTTTATCAATATAAACTTCTAAAGCTTTATCAAGTAAACCAATTTGATTTTCTGCTCGTTCTATAATTAAATTTTGTTGATTGATTTGTTTATCTAATAGTTCTATTTTTATATTATTACTAGATGTAGGTTTGACCTGGTCTAGGTGTGCCTTTGATAAGAAACCAAAGATACCTAATGACGTTATGAATATCAATACTATGATGGCAACAAATAGATATGTCTTTAATAATTTTGGTACATCACTGTTCCAATTATGATACAGCCAACTGGCCGCTACTAATTTACCTACTTCTAAAGCAGAACCCATAGCAATAATAGGTACCACGGCACCAGCAAACAACGTTGCTAGACCAACAATAGAATACCCAGCCGCTATTACGGAAATAGATATAGCTGATAGAAAGGTTAGTAAAGTTAAAAACATTATTTGATTTTGTATTCTGTTCTGATTTTGGTTAATATACTTTTGATTTTAGAAAAATAGTTTTTATCACTGGCGTAAGCGTCAAGTGTTTCTACTAGTATATAAGGATCGTCTATACCATCTTCCCTTAGTTGTCTGTACTTCTTATAAGCACTACCATTATTTAGTATATTTATATAGTTTAATACACTATCACATTCATGTTGGTAAACTTTTACACCCCACTTCTTAGGGTTATTTGAAGGCAACATGTGAGGCTCTTTTAAATCGTATGTACGTATACCAAATAGGTTTTTACCAACTCTGGCAAATCTACTATTTCCCCAGCCACTCTCTAAGGCTGCCTGAGCCAATAACAATTCAACATTTACAGGATATATGTCACTTGTGGTATGGTCAATATATTCTACACATTGTAATACGTTATCTAAAAATTGTTGATTGTTAGTATGTTCAAAGTCTGGTAAACTAGGCATACTTGCCTCTGCTCTGGCTGTAGTGTCTTTTACATAGTACAAAAATGTACCTGTACAAAACAAAACAACAACCACTGCCATTAATGTTTTAATTACATATCTCATTTAAGCCTCGCTATATATTCGTATGATTGTATAGGTGATTCATCAACATTCTCGTAAGTATAGTTCGTCTTCTTTTGAAAAAACTCTAACTTATCTGTATAAGATTTGGCCGTGGCGAATATCTTTTCTGCTTGTTTATCTGTATAGTTATTATGAATATCAATTACCCAATTGCCTTCGTAATATACTCTACTTGTGCCTGACCTGTTTGATGGTTTCACCAACTCTCTTAATTGTAGTAGTGCCTCACCGACCCTTGCTTTAATGTAGGGATCTAACTCTTTTACTTTTCTCATACTTCACTCTCTCTTTCATTATAAATCAAGGCCGATCTTATTTAATTTTGGTCGGAAACTATAAAATAGTTTATTATGATTTCCTGAATCACCTAAATTGGCCATTTGATATAGGTGTACCATTTCATGTCCTAATGTGTCCACAAATTCTCTTTTATCTCTGTACGTTGGTAACATTTCTAACCAGTATTGTACAGTACCTTTTCTTTTCCACGTCCAACATGTCACTTGACCATAACAGTATTTTTTAGACTTATCTTTATAAATTTTTTTAATAAGAATTTCATTAAACGGAGATAGTTTGTTTTTAAATACAGTTTTATTAATTAGTTTAAAATAATATTTAATATCTTTGTATGTTGTTCTATACTTCGTTCTACTGGATAATTCTCTCTTTAATATTTTTTTGACTCTTTGATTTGACATTTTTCTCCCTCTTATTCAGATAAAAAAAATCACTTACAATCATCTTGTATATCACTACCTTTTAACAAAGAACACTTATATTCTTTGTCTGCTTGTAATCTCATTTCAGCCAAAATACCATCTAATATAGCAGGTAAATAAGCCTGTATAATTTGTATTGACTCTAAAGCAAACTGGTGACCTAACTTAGCCATTTCATTCTCTAGTAACTTAGCAACGTCAGCGTTATCGCCATTTACTTTAGTTTGTATTATGTGACCAATAACTGCTGTATTGTATTCATCAGCCTTAACAGAGCTCATTAAACTCGTTAGACCAAACCATATACTAGCCATTATAATGGTCATTGTAATCAAGTATTTTTTCATAATCTATTCTCCTTTATATTTATTGGTATACAATACACCATTCCGACTATAAAGTCAAGCACTATTTTTTGTTGGGAGGTAAGGGTTTTGGCATGGCCGGAGCGTGTCCGACCATGTAAATTAGCGATTCGGTTACGCTTTTCTCATAAAGTTGTCGTCCCAACCAAAGGTTTCTTTTACCAATTGTTCAGTTAGACCTTTATATTCTTTGTTTAGTCTTTTATCTTTTACGTTTATTAATAACTCAGCCTCTGTTTTGTGTAGGCCTTCTAACATTTGTATAAACAAAGTTTCTTTTTTAGTTTTACTAATTGTATTATCGCCACCCTCAATAAAAAGGTATAGTCTTCTATACTCATTTCTTAGCATAGCATGTTCCGTACCTACTGGTACCTCGTTTGCTATGTAAGGTGGTGTTCCTTCTGGTAATACAAACTTAATTTTAGGATCAAATGCCGCCTTTAAGATTTGTCTAATGTATGGTGAGTCATACTTTCGTAATACTTCCATCTTTTTAGGTTTATCTTTGGCGTTATTGATTTTAGTAAATATCTCATGTACGGTTTCGCCAGCTGTACCAGAGGTACTTGACATAGCCGCCATAGCCTGCTTACTAATTAAGTTTGGGTTTCTTGCTTCTTCAGCCATTATTTACTCCATATATGTTTCAAAAGTCATTAATGTTTTCAATCATTGACTTCATTTTATTATCAATAAAATACGGTAACAGGAGCGACCTGCTTGGTATTTTATAGTTCTTAAATGTATTTATAATGTTTTCCTCTATCGTTAATGGTATCTGTGATAGATCAATTAACTTCTTGTTTCTATTGTAGTGTTTTTTGGTTTCACTGCCTAATGGTATATTATCTAAATTAGACCATTCTTCTAATTTCTTTTTAGTAATAGGTGCCTGTCTACCACCTCTTACAAACTGGTCATCTGGACTTAATATGTTAGGCACACCATCTGACCTGTCGCCTTTAATTATTTGTTCTCTTAAAAATTTTATAGGGTCTTCTTGTTCACCGATAAATGATTTTAAAAACGGTGACCATTGATATACGTTACCATAATGATGTAGTTGTATAAAGTCTTTGTCGCCTGATATAATTAGGTACAAGTCCTCTGTTTGTTGTTTACATAATGTGGCTATAATATCATCTGCTTCAGAGTTCTCTACATACATTACAATGTATGGAAAGTTCTTAGCTATCTCTTCCTTAACCTCTGTTATAATTTTAAATATGTTGTCCCAATCAAACGGACCATCTTGTCTGGCCATTTTTCTACTATGTTTGTATTGTGGAAAGAAATCTCTACGCCATGGATTACCAGCGTCTGAACATAGTACCATCTGACCATATTCTTCTTTAAACTTTACATTAAAACCTCTCAAAGAATTTAAGACCATATGTCTAATCATATCTTTGTTTGGTTTTACATCACTCTTACCTCTGACCTGTGCCATAAGGTTTGAAATCAATACTTGGTTTAGATCAACTAATATCATACTGTATCATCACCGTAATAAGAGCCTGGTATTTTATTTTTTCTTTTTTCAATTTTTTCTAATTCTTTTTTTTTATTATGATTAATAATTAAAAAGGCTATAAAGAAACCTATAAAGGTTACTGTACAACCAATTATTCCCATCGCTAATCCGTGTCCTAATGTCATGTGTGTGTTGGGTGGCCCGAAGGCCACCCTCCGTAATTAAGCGTCAATAGAAGCTACTGTTGCTTTTGTAGGAGCAACGTTGCTAGCATTGTCGTATTTGAAAGGCGTACCGTATAAAGCCTGGATACCAGCAGCTATGATAGCTCTAGTAGGTGTACCCATTCTGTAAACGTGTTTACCTTTTGATTTTGAACCGTAGATCATAAAACCTTCAGCTCTTAAAGTATCAACCATAGCTCTTGGTGATTTTAGACCGTAAGTAGTATTTAAAGCCTTCCAAGATACTGATTGACCTCTTTGTAATAGATTAAGAATTTTTGCCTTTTTAGACAATTTTTTTCTTCCTCTAGTTTCTGTTTTATTTTTATTTAAACCAAACATGATTTTTCTCCTTTTCAA